GTCTGTGCACGCTCGGACAAAGGGACTTCCGTTGCTGGTGGAAACTCAATAGTAATTTTTGTAGCGGCAGTCGGCGGAGCGACCTTTCCCCATTGGGAATCAATCTGTAGCATTAATGAAAGCAGTTTTGCAATTGCTCTTTTCCATACTTCAATCTTAGCCCCGCGAGTATTACGTGTCTTACTGTCTCGCGAGTCGGACTCGGTGGCAGTCATTGCAACGCTGGGAGTTAGACCAAAAGTCTGCGCAGAATAGCCTGAACCGCTCACAATTCTTTCCATAAGAGCGGAAGCCGTAGAGCTATGTGCCTCATAACGAATAGCAAACTGGTTCGGATGAATCTCCATCTTGTCCCCGCCACCACCTAAAGCATTCATTTCAACAAAAACAGATTGATCCAAGTCAAATGTACTCTCTTGTCCTCGGCCCTTAGTACTTAAATAGCCTTGCGGAACAATAAGTCGAGCCTTTCCCAAATGGATATCGCGCATCCATGATGTCCAAGTCTCATCTAATGCGTCCATAGTACCGATAGCCGAGTGATAATCAGAACGTCCAAGATTACTTGCCTGCCCTAAATCATGCCAGGTACGTGTTTTGAGATTAGGTACAAACACACAGTCTAGGTCAAGTAGCTTAGTATCCACCTCATCCTTTAATCTACTTGTTTCTCCCACAGTAGCTAAGGGGACTCGGCTACCTATGGTAGTAGCTGTACCTGCATATAATCCGTGTTGAATCGAACCCCTTTCATGCAACTCCAGATGCCTATAAATCTTCCCGGTTTCCGCCTCAATAATCCGCCAAAACAGGACTGATATTAGAATGTCATACGAAAAGGTTGGGATAGCAAGGTCGGGATAAACAATGGAAAGGAGGGGAGTGTTTGATAAGTTAGAATCGTACCCAACTCGAATGTAAACATCGCCTAGTGCCGAGCTGATTTCGGCAGCTTCTAACAGTTTAACAAACAAACCTTTATCAATATACTCCTCGATCCTGGCCTGATGTTCCGGAGTAGATACCTCTATCTTAGGCGTACGCCGAAACAATTGGTGACTACTCTCAGCAGCTATCTCCTCGGCTAACGGAATATGAAGTTTGTTTCGATAGCTCGTTCCCTTACTCTTTGGCGTCCCCCAAAAGATACGGGAGACTGCCCCGACTAATCCACCATAAAACTGTGATGCCCTCTCCCCCGAATGACTCGTTACGTGACTACCGTAATAAGACATTAGAGCTTGTGGGTCGCCAGAATACCATGCGGCTAGTTCTTTGTACTTCGCCGAGACAGTATCGAATGGCGGGGGAGGCCACTTGATATTACTTATCGGGAGAGGCATCTATAAACCTTTCAAGTTCAGCGAGTGTATAATCCATAAATCCACCCTCAGCCTTGAGTAAATACCGACCTATTCCAACACGGTGCCAGACACTAGCCTGCATAAGCCCCTCGGTACAATACTCGATACCCGACAACCCCGCTACGGAACCGTTACACCATTTTGCTACCTCAATCAGGTTTTCTCGCTCCACTAGAACATACTCAACTGGGATGGACTTAGTTACGCCACTCTGGATCTTCATTTCTTTTTCCTTCCTCCGCGAAACTTGCTGTTAGCTATCTTTGCCGACTTCTCTTTCGAATAGCCCTTCTTTCGTAGCGCTTCATACACCTTTGGGCGCTTGATAGTTCTATACTTTTTACCCGGCATCTGCCAGCCATTCTACTAAAGCTGGATTATCACGTAAGACACCTAACAACGGGCCGGATATAGCCGCTACAGCTCTTTCCTCAACATCTTCTAAATTAGCTTTAGCGTCTCTATCCGGATCACAATCTGTCACCCGAAAGCAAAGGTGCAGGACTTCATGCAATACAGTTTCTCGTTTGTAATCCTCTCCTATGGGGGTACCCATTTTAATGGACTTTGTGCCAACCGCAATTAACTGTGCCGAGGGACTTGAGTACCCGACATAGTCTCCTCTATCTCTTACGGAGTGTTCTACTACCAATTGATCCGACTCCACAAGTTTAATTGTCAAGTGACCGATTCTAATGCTTTCCGGCATATTCATTATGCTACCGTCCCTTCGCCAAATATAGCAAGCCAACGTGCCTTTGAGACACCAGGGAAATGCTCCAATAGAAAACGTTCTCCCTCTAGACTAAGAAACCATGCTTTCATATCGACCGTTGTATCATCAAACTCTCCAACCGTAACCCGCTTAGCTAAAACATCTAGCTTTAGATCGGTTAACTCCTTAACCAGGGTTACTTTAGGAGTAGCCTCGCCCGAGGCCAGGTCACTATAATACCCACCCCTCGCCCGCTTGACCATTCGAGGACTCACTCCGGCTGCTTCCAGCAGGTCAGCTAGCCTATCGTCTGTCGCACTCATACTACTCCCCTTATAGAGTTTCGCCAGATACGTTCTGTAGTAACGATTCCATACCGCATTGCATCACAACAATGATCACCAACCTTGAGCGGAGCATCCTCGCCCTTTAAGGCTGCTTTAGGATCCCATACATACCCCGGGATCTCCTCTAACAGAGAAACACATTTCGAGCTAATCGTAAGCATGCCTTGACTCAAGAGACTAGCTACCCGACGCAAACCGTACTTAACATCGTTGTTTGCTTTATGCAGGTTATGAACCCCCCGCACGAACATTTCACGAGTGAACGATGCTGCACTAGGATCGGGACAGATATAGTCGGGATCTATCTGATTAGTAACTAACCAGTCCTGTACCGCGTCTACTAGCTGAGAGTCTGTTAGTGGACTCTCTATGTACAGCTCATCGAAAATGTGCAACCCTTCTGGCCGTATCTCAATTGCCAGAGCGACGAATGGATTGGTTGTGCCGTAGTCAATTCCGATTACTACGTCAGAACCGCCTAGACGTTCCTTTTCCGTTACGTGTAAATCCGGATCGAAAACACCATAAATCGTGCCCTCGGCGATAACCCACAAACCATCAATATAACGGAGTTTCCATAGCCCGGTATACTCTTTTGTTAGGTTCGTACGAAACTCCGCCGGGAGAAATGGATTATCATCTAAAATGAAGTGGAGTTGCAAAAGGTCAATACCCTCTGAATCGAGAGTAACTAAACCCTCACTACTCGAAAGGCGTGCGGTAGCCCTATCTATGTAAGACTTTTTCAACCAGTGATTAGGCGAATCCGGGTTAGTAGTCCCGAAAAACTTACTATCACTCAGGGAAAGGCGGGAAGTTAACATACGGAAAACGGACTCAGGCCAGGTACTAACCTCGTCCCCATACGCTCCTTGCAACGTAAGCCCTTGAATCTTACTTACTGCCAACTCATTGTTAGCACTGGCAATGTAGACAAGCTGACCGAATAACCGAACCTCACCGGCCCCCATATTAATCTTACAACGCCTAGGCCCGACCATTTTCTGTATTGGATCTAATACGTTACGCTTGAGTGTCCGCTCAGTCTTTCCAAGCATTGCTAAAGGCTCATCGTTTTCTTGCTTTGCACATTCTCTAATAAACTGTAACCAGCGTAAATCGGCACAAACACTTTTGCTAGATCTGACCGAACCTTCCCATAGGTTTAACCGACGAGTAGCATTAGCAACGCTACTAGCCTGAAAATCTGTCAGGGGTTTAATCATTACTTCTCACAAAGCTGGGAACAGTACCCTGTACCCCGTTGGCAGCTTATATGAATCTCCGCGCCACAACGCTTACAATTCATCTGGTTCATCCTCGATATCAGCTGCACTTGCTTCCTCGATTGTACCCAGCATTGAATTAAGCCATGAATCGATGTCCGATCCCTCGCCGCGACTGGGTAAGTTACCAACACCCAATAGTTTAGACTGTTGTTCCAATGTGGCTAATGCCTGCTTATGGGCGGGAATGTCACCCTCTAATGCCGTTTCATAAACAGCAGACAGTAAGCCCTCTAGCCGATAAACCTGCAAGGCTAATAGTTGCTTAGCGGGAGTCTGTATAACTTCCTGCAATGCCTCCTCGATATCCTTTTGCGCTCGCCAATTTGGCTTAGAGTGCTCTTGATACTCCGGTATCTTCTCAACAATCTCAGCGGTTGTGTATCCGGCACGGCGCAGCTCTACGGCACGATTCACCCGACTCTGGTGAGATCGTCGCGTGTTCCCGAAGTTGCCGCTAACCATAGGATCGAGGGTATCACTCATCATCGGTTACTGGGGACAGAACGGAGCCTAGGTCCCTTCCGTCGAGGAGGGTTACCCGGGCCACCCAGCGACCGAACGAGGCTGCTGTGACGTAGCAGAGGACTGGCGTATCCCTCGGTAGGACAGTCTGTAGCAGCTCCGTCCAGTAGGGACCATCAAGCTCCCACGTTTCGGGCTTAGCAATGCCTGCTATCCGGATACTCACGTAATGGTATTTGAAATCAGCCGGAGGACCAATACATGCCCACCCATTGAAGGTGTCCCCGTCGAGTACTCTATCGACAACAATTGCCCACCCCCCGCCAGGGCCGTATTTAATAGGCCATTTCGCTGGCCATTGTTGGAAGGCTAACGGCTTAGGGCTCATTTAAGAATGCCTCCTGAGACTTCATTAAGTAGAAAAGTCGGCCAGTTGTCATACTGTCGAATAGACGAAAAACAATGAAACGCATGTTCACGAGGCCCAACAATACAAATTGACTTGCACCAGGCGACAGCCATTCCAAATTCGGCATGCCGCCCACCACGGGAAAACTCCCCGGATGTAAAGAGTAAGAGCATATCTGCGGCTTCCACATCAGAAGCATTTATCTCGGCTATCTCACCACAGACACTAATGTCAATTCTGACTCCGCCTACCCCGAAAGCTTGAATTGCCAAAGGGCGATCAATCCATCGCGAAGTAATGCTATGCCCGAATGGAACGAGGATATCTCGAACCCCTCGCATTTCTTTTTTACGTGCATAGTCGGCTGCCAGATAGATTTTCATTCTGTCCCTTCGGGTTTCGAACAGGAGACGAGTTGTAATTGTAAGTCGGCACAGTCCCCCGTTTTGTCAAAGTCGGCCTGAAGACATTCAAGCGTTTTCATTGCCAATACGGCAGGCAGAGGTCCATGCGCGTAATACTTTTGTAGCTGCGGATCAATCACAAGGACTATGTATCTATCCTCTAATGCTTCCTCCATTTCAAGCTGCGCTACGATCCTATTCAGCCCCTCCCGGGCACTACTAGGCATTTCTATTTTCCTCTCTCTATATACGCGATCAATTCGTCCGCAAGCTGATTAGCTCTCTTTTCGTCAAACTCGCCGGTTCCTTTCAAGCTTTCCCAGCAAGTCGAGGCAGCGTCAATCGCGTCCGCTACCCTGTTACTTAGGTTGTTTCTTTCCCTTCCGCTCTGGATATACGCCAGTAATCCGTTTGCAATCTTGCCTGCCCTTTTCTCATCAAAAACGCCGGTCTGATCTAAATCCTCCCAACACACTGACGCTGCCCCCATTGTTTGATAAACTGCCTCCCACAAGTTCTTAGGGTCCATATCGTTACCGTTGAAGAGAAGATTCTTCGCCATTTCCCTCACCTCTCAGTTTCTGTACAAACTCTTGTTCGAGTGCCTGCAAGGAAGCTCTGTTCCCCTTTTGATAAGCATTCCTCCAGGTCAGTAATTGCATTGCACAACCGCGGACTATTCCACGTTGCTGGACTAGCTTTCGCTCAGCACCCCATGCTGCCTTGTGCTCGTCTAATGGGAAGCTATCAGCAAGCGTGACAACGGGAACGTCTTTCATCGCTAGATACTTTCGCATTTCCTCCAATAAGTTGGCCTCGATCGAATGGAGTAGGGACGGCCCAGCATGCGTGAAGGGTTCGGACATAACAGCTTTGTTTCTCATCGCTGCTTGGCCTTGATCCGATGCGCCGGACAAAGCTCGATTGAAAGCCCTATCCGCGGAGCTTCTAACTTATTCTTCTTACACTTCTGGCACAAGGCAACTTCCCGAATTCTTGCATCCGACAGAATGTGCTGCATGATTACTTCTCCGTTCTCATTAGGTGCGGAAGGGATCTGTTTCGGCCCTTTGTAACACCACGGTATTGTTTTAAGATCTGACGCTTATAACGTCTATTGCCAGGCTTACCCTCTTGCGCCGTCCCCATTACTCATTCTCCCTTCTAACGAATCCGGCCTATGATGTCAAGCATTACCCAGGCAATTGCGGTTGTTAAAAGCAAGATCACAAGAATCTGTATGGTTAGGTCGAGTCCAGTCATTGCGTCCTCACAAAGACAGCCGGAGTGTCCTCTGGGGTGCCGTAGTGCACTAAGTGCTCCCTGACCGCCCGCGTCACCGCACGCGCCTGTTTAGGGCCGCGTACGTACCCCTCCCAGCGTTCAGCACCAACTCCGGGCGCCGTCTCGACCACGATACGCCAGTGCAGACCGAGATACCAATTCAGTGCCAGGAGTAACGGCACCGATAGCAACACATACCGTTGCCAGTGAATAGGTAAATGGAAAAAGGTAAAGGGGCCAATAGCAATGGATACCCACGGATAGTATCGCTTTGATAGCCACCACATAGGAACGGCCAGGATTACTAGTATCCAAAAGGGAATGATGCTAATAACGAATCCCCTTTCGGGTGCTGTCCATAGCAATCCCATCCAAAATATAACCAGCGTTGCCCCGATAAGTCTAGTCCCGACTAATCCCTCGACAATGTCTACCTCGAATGGACGAGTAGGCCTATCGGTCGCCCGCCATTGTATTCGTTTCGTCACCCGCCACAAGGTATCTCGCTGATCGTGAACAATCATCGCCGTTTCCCATCCCACAATACTTCCAGTAGTTTACCTGCCGCTTTCTTAACTGGCTTTGGCTTGTTTTTTGGCTTTCCCATTAGTTACTATCTCCTCTCGATTGAGATGTAATACGTTTCATCGTACTTCTCTTCTAATTCGCGCTTCAATTTTTTAGCGGAGTACTCAGAGTTTCGAGTGTACGTTTGTACATGTCGACCATTGTAGCGCCGGATCGTAACTGTGTAAATAGCGTCCCTACCCATTACGGCGCGCAATTTCTTCGAGCCATAAAGGCGTGAGATCCCCCCCGTCTAAGGCATCGAAACCATACTCAATTGTGCGTTCCGGTGTATAGATGTACAACGCCCAAAGTCCGTCCAGATAGGTTCCATACAATTGCGCGAGAACACAATGAAGCCAATCAGTACAATTCAAACGCTCAGTGTCAATTCGGGTATACCAATCCGGCATTTTGTCGTCTAACAATGCAGCGCCGGATTGAACATGATAGGAGTGGAGAGTCTCAATCATTTTGGCCTCTCGATTCTTACAATGACACGGTGAGCGGAAACACTTCCCGCAATAGTTTAACCAATACTCTCTCGCCGCCTTTGCTAACTTCTCCTTATGCGAGCACCAATGATCGCTCATCGTGCCCTCGCCTTTCCCCCCATCAAGCGCTTGCACTTGTTACATACCTTGACACTCTTTCCGCTTGCGACCATTGCATCCCACAATTGCCCGCCGCTCTTACCACACATTGCACACTTCTTACTGAATAAGCCCATCGTAACTCACCCTTTCAGTGTTGGTTTCACTGTTAATTATACCACACTGTCTGATTGTTAGTCAACTAGCATTCTCTCAATCGTTCCGGTGCCTTTGCATTTCTTGCATGTCTCAGGCTTGACTACACCTAGCGCAATAGCTAGCTGCGATTCGATTGGCAATTCGAGCCAATAAATCCACGGCTCTTGCTGTTCGGTATTGGCAAGCTTTCCACAACCCCGACAACGCGGACAGAAAACAGTAACCATTAGTCTCGCATCCCCCTTCCATTACAATCAGAACATACTTTCAGGAAGGAGTGTTCTAGCATTGCTCGTGCCTCGAAAAAACTTGCCGGTTCTAATTGAATAGGTTCTGTCTGTATGTGAAGAACCAATCCCTTACCTTTGCATGCTTCACATTTCATCAGTCCTTCACCCTTTCCACGAATTCGCGCTCGAAATCCTTTATGTATTGCTCGTCCTCTCCACCATCCGGAGCATTCATAATAGCCCATGCAATTGCTAAGCCACGGACAATGCCGCGTGCTGTTTTCAGCTTATCTGCTGTCGCAGATCCGCCTGCTTTCAAATCGAGATAGTCGCGAGTCTTATCCTCGAAGAATTGTTCGAGAGTAGCTCGAATGTCCTTACCCGGACTCCTGCCATTCTCCGTGTTTTCCTCGGCCTTTCGCATTGCTTCGCGCAGCCTAGGTGTCATTTTGTTTCACCCTCAAAAAGTGAATTGTCATATAAAGCGCGGATTGTCGTACCAGGGAGAGGATCCGTTTCACCAGGGAGTAGGAGACGATTGGCTAAGGCGGTTACTGCTACTGAACGAAGCTCTTCATCAGTAGCCATTTCGGCTATCCATTCTAGGGCATATGCCAATCCATCAGTATGCCCGTCTCGGAGGTAAAGCAGAACGCTATCTAACTTAGGCATCACTTTCGCTCATCTCCAACCAATCAAGGACAGAACCAAGGGCTTACCCCCGGTGTTGCGAAGGTTATTGTAGTACTCCCATTCAACCGTTACTACACCATCATGCTCGCGACGATAGTGCTCGAACAATGCTCGTTCAGAACGGAAGTCCCTTGAACATTCCCAGTGCGGGCAGCGAATGAAGATTGGCATTTGTTTCTCCCTTACTCGTGAGCCCTCACTCATACGTCTATTATACCACGTGTCTGGTTGTCAGTCAAGTGCTAGCATTCTTCGTAGTTATCCCCTACGATTACCCATTGTTCCCCATTCGGACAGATCCGCTTTCCATT